GGGTGGATTCGCTCAAGATATTATTGGTTCTATATCTTATGAGATTGCTAATATCACAGAAACAGAACTTAACAGAATCGCTGACAGAGCGTTTGTAACAACTGCAGAAGGTGAAGATTTAGACAGAGTTGGTGCTGATTATGGTATTGAGCGCAGACAAGATGCAGCGGCAATTGTTTATTTAGACATTGAAGGTAATGAGTTTGCTGTTATCAACCAAAATGTTAAAGCGGTTTATAACAACCTTGTTTTTACTGTTCAAGAGTATAAAAAGATTAATTCTTCTGGTGTAGCAAAAGTTAAAGCTAAATGCGAAACTTTAGGCGTTATTGGTAATGTTCCAGCTAATACCATAACAGAGTTTTTAACAGATTATGCAGGGTTAAAAACGGTAAATAACCCTGAACCTTCTTATGATGGATTTGACAAAGAAGATGATTCAATTTACCGTCAACGAATTAAAGACTATTTGGCGAGTGATTCAGCTAATTGCAATAAGGATCAGTACGAAACATGGGCAAGAGAAGTAACAGGGGTTCTTAAAGCAGTTGTTAAAGGTGCAGAAGATATGGGCGCAGGTAATGTAGGGGTGTTTATTTCTGCTATTGATTCAACAGTTTCAGAAGATTTGAAAAAATCTGTTTATGATTATATTAATGAGAAACAGTTTATAAATGCTACATTGATTGTAGATACTCTTAATTATATTGATATTGATGTCGATGCTAATGTAATTCTAAAAGAGGGCTATTCAAATATAGATGTAATGGACGAATTTAAGATAAAACTTAAAGACTATTTAAACACAGTTGAAAAAGTTGTATCTTACTTCAAAATCTCCGAGTTGCTTTTTGATTGCTCAGGGGTTGAAGATGTCACAGACTACACTTTAAACGGCAAAGCGGATTCTGTAGCATTACAAGAAACAGATTTCGCAGTAGTTGGGGAGGTGCAAATTGTCGCTGGTTGATAGAGAACACTTACCTAAAGTAGTTACGGATGTTGACGGAATAAGAGATATTTTACTGGCTCTTGACCCTGAAATTGTTCTTTTGCGTGAGGATATTTCACAACTGATAAAAGAATTGTACATAAGTACTACAGAAAAATTGATTACTAAATGGGAAGATGATTTCAGCTTGCCTTATGACAGCTCATTGACTCTTGAACAACGCAGGCAAAGAGTTAAAAACAAACTAGCTCGTAAAAAGGTTTTGAATTGGCAAAACTTACGCTTACTTATAAAAAATAACGTGGTTAAGCCTAGATTTTATATTGTTAATGACAGCAAGAATTATCATTTTAAAATATTTCTTGAAGAAGAAAACAACAACGAATTAAATAGAGCGTTAAACCAAGCTAAGCCAGCACATTTAACATTCGATTTAATAGTAACAGAATTTTTCACTCGTTATTGTGGCACTTTTAACTGCGGGACAGAACCGCTATAATGCCCGTTTGTAAAACCTTCATAATAAAAATAAAATGGAGGTTAAAAGTATGGCTTATACACCTAATATATGGGTAGACAGAGAGGGGACAACTCGTTATTTTGAAACGGTAGACAATGACGGGGCTTTAATTTTTACTCCTGATTATACTCAAGTTACAGAAATGGGGACACCTGTAAATGCTGACAATATGAACCATATTGAAGAAGGCATTGCAGCAGGTTCATTCACCAAATATAAATCAACGACAACTTATGTAAAAGACGATTTAGTCACTGCAATTGTAGACAATGAGTTAAAAGTATACAAATCACTACAAGATAACAACAACGCAAACGCTTTAACTAATACTAACTTTTGGGAAGAAGTAGAATTCGCAGGTGGCGGTGGCGGAACATATGCTATGTTCGACCCAGTAATCAAAGACCACGTGCTAACTTATGAAGAAACAAAAGGGTTAGCACTACAAGGCACTTATGTTTACAAAACTGCCATTGCGGGCAGTCGTTACGGTTATCCTGATTTCTATGCTAAGTGTTTGGAAGAAAAATCACAAGCAACCGCAACATCTACCACGCTTGGTGAAACTGCGATAACTCTATACATCCACGCTAACGGTCATACTTACTATGATATAGCTCAAAAATCTATTGTAGATACTTTCTATAATTCTACTGGCATAGCTTGGTTCTATGGTATTGACACTGCAAATGAAAGAGTTTTCTTACCTCGTAATGATTACTTCTTCCAGTTAACAGGTGACGCAAGCGAGATTAACGAGTATGTAAGTGCAGGATTGCCGAATATTACTGGTTATTTGGATGGTACTGCATACGCTGGTTCAGGTGCATTCTCCGATGCTGGTTGGAACGCTAATGGCGGACACGATGGTGATACACGAAATATGAATTTTGACGCTTCACTTTGCAGTCCAATCTATGGCAACTCAAACACCGTACAACCGCCTGCAAGTAAGAAGTTGTTGTATATCTGCGTAGGGAATACGGAATCCGACACATCTTGGATTGATGTAGTGACACAGGTAGAGGGTGGAGTTAAAGACCTTGAGGATAAAACTAACGAGGGCTTATCTGCTTTAGCTAATGCATCGAATGCATTGCGCACAACCCAAATCACCAACTGCCTTCTTGAAGTACCACAAAACATTAAGCTTGAGTTGGCTAATGGTGTTTTGACTTTGAAAGCGGGGTCAACTGTTATTGTGCCGAATGGTGTTGGTGTGTTTGATGAAGTAGTTATTGATACAGATAAAACTTTAACCAACAGTTTTAGTGGAACTTATGATGACATCGCAGTGGCGGTAAGAATAGAGAACGGTATTTTAATTGGCGATGTTATGTCAGTTAGGTGGTGTTCGGGTGCAACTGATACTTTATCTAGTCTTTCGGGAACTCATTTTTGGTACGACACGACTAATAATGTTGTAAAAATAATGTCAGGTACAACTCAAACAGGTACAGCTTCTTTCCCAATATGTTTAATGGGTAATGTTGGTGGTGAGGGCTTTAAAACTATTAATCAAGTGTTCAACGGCATTGGCTATATTGGCTCTCACATTTGGGTTGACAAAGGAGTTAAAGCTCTTGCGCCTAACGAAAGAAACGCAGACGAAACATTAAATAATTATGAAATAACTACACAAAAAGTAACGGTGTTTACAAGAAGTTTAAACGGTGATATACCTTTATGGTTGTATTCAACCGGTGGATTAGGACTTTCTGCCGGTATTGCTTATGATGAGAAAAGAAATGTTATATATGTAAAAGCTGATAAAAATAACACTTCTATTTGTTGTCAAATTGCGATGACAAATTTAACCAACGGGGTTGTTAATTCTTTACAACCAAAACTCCCATTCAGAGCGGTGGATTATAACGACTTAAATAAACAAAAAATTGTTTCTTGGTGTGCACCCGATTATAATAATGCTCAAACGAAAAGCACAAATACTCAATACACAGCAACCCAAGCGGGTTATGTTTACGCTTATGGGTTTACTCAATCAAGTGCTGTCAAAATTATTATAAATGATGTTACTTACGAAATTGGCGGACGTTCTGACAGCTACGGTGGTGGAGCATCTTGTTTTATCCCTGTTGATAAAAATGATACTTATAAAACAACTGGAAATGTCAGTACCGTTAAATTTATTCCAATGAAAGGGGCTAACTAATGATATACTTTGATGAAAACAAACAAGCTTATGGTTATGAGATAGAAAATCCAATTGCTACAGTCGAAGATGATGTATGGGCTGAATATGCTAGTACTGATAAATGGGATATTGTAGATGGTGTATTTACTGATATTTCAGATACAGAAGAATACAAAGAGAAAAAAGCACAGCAAGAACAAGAGCGAATCCAAGAATTATATATGACACGCTCAGACTTCTTTGACGGTACTATACAAGCTTGGGGAGTAGGTCAAGATGAGTTACTTATTTTGGTTCAAACTATACTTGCAAAACTACCTATTGAAAACGTTAAAAAGCTTATGGCGGTTAACAATTTCAAGAATGCTTTGAACTTCTACCGAAAACACGACTTATTCAAAATGCTTGTTAATGTGGCAATTCCACTAACTGATACATTACAAGTAGTTATAACAGATGAACACTGGGATAGATTCTTTGACGAGGTTGCAAAGGGTAACAAGGCTGCAGCTTGGCAAGAGTTACCACAACCTGAATTAATACCAGTAGAAGAACCACACACCCTTGAAGATGAATCAAATGTAGATAATTAGTAATAAGTTTGTGATAGGACTTAGATTCATCGTAGAGGGTACAATTTCGACTCCTTGATTAACAAAGGGTAAAGCGTTCGGGATATGCGCTAAGCCCTTTGTGAAAGAGGGAAAGGGGATAAATGATAGTACAACCAATACCACAACCAAGCCCAACATTCGGATGGGGAATAACTCAAAACGTTTCAAGG